CTGGTCCGAGGCCTGTCTGGACTACATCCGTGACCTCGAGGACGCGGGTGAGCGCTGAGAAGAGCGGGGGCGTGAGCCCCCGCGGCTTCCCAGATACATGGAAGCGCATCCAGAAGCTGCCGGCATGCCTAACCGAGGATGAATCAACGCTGATGATGGCGCGCTGGCTGGCAAAAAGGATGTTCGATTGCGGCTGGCGTGCTGCACTCAAGGAGCAAAATGCGAAGAGCAAAGCCAGTACCGATCAATGCGCTGACCGTGGCCAAGCTGCTGCGGATGCTGATCGATGAACACCACACACGACAAGAGCTTGCCGATGGTACGGGGTTACGGCTTCCGACTCTCGGCAAGTTTTTACGTGCGCTGGTCAAAGAGAACGTCATTCACATCGGCGCCTGGGAACAGGACAAGTACGGGCGCGACGTAGCGCACGTGTACTTCTTTGGCCCCGGCAAGACAGCGAAACGCAAGAAACGAACGACATCGGCCGAGCGCGACGCGGTGTATCGCGCTAGGATTAAAGCCCGGAAGATCAACGCCCTGAGCGCAGGGCCAATCGAGGTGACCCATGAGTGATGGAAAAGAGCAGTACGCCGACAGCGCCTTCAACAAAGCGGCCGAGGCCGCGGTTGAGGAGTACAAGAAGAAGCACTACGAGACGTGGCACATGGGCGCCGATCTTGGTGCACCTGAAGGCGACAGAACCGCAATTCACGCGATGCAAGAAGCAGAGGTCGACAAGCTCGAGAGTCGCCAGTACGACTACCTGCGCAACTGGCAAGGCGACACCAACACCTGGGTCGCGCCGAACGACTATCGCGCCTGGACCGCACCTCGCAACCAATACGAACCGCTGTTCCCCCCAGGTGCTGCGCTCAACGGCCTGCCGAGCACGAGTGGCACCATGATGGGCCGTAGCACGATCCCTGCACCCCCGCAGCAACACCCGAAAGAGCGTGACCCCAACGGACTGGACCCGCATGCTCCTGGCGCCAAACTGGACGCCGGCAAGACGCCGCTGCGCCGCGGCGCGCTGGAGCAGTTCCCTCGGGCGCTGATGGCGGTGGCCGACGTATCTGCGTACGGCGCTGCCAAGTACACCTGGGGCGGCTGGCAGACGGTCCCTGACGGGGTGCAGCGCTACCTCGATGCGGGCGCGCGCCACGCGGCGCTGCGCGCCATGGGCGAGAGCTACGACAAGGAGAGCGGACTGCTGCATCTGGCGCAGGAAGCGTGGAACATCCTGGCAGCGCTCGAGCTGGCGATGCGATCGGACAAACTCGGAATTTGAGTCGGGCATGGTGAGGCGTCTCTGGGGGGCATGGCAGATGTGAACCCAAGATGTCAGTGCGGCGTCCCGGCGCTTGGTATTGCGCCGCACACCTCGTAACCGCGAATAGAGGGGGCGCGGAATCTGCCTTCCCCCCTCACCCCAACAATCATCGGAGGTCTCATGGCGTCCACCGCCGAAGCGAAAGTTAAGAAGCGAATCCGCAAGATCCTCGAAGAGTCCAAGACCTACTTCGCCATGCCGATCGGCACCGGCTACGGCAACAGCGGCGTGCCGGACTTCCTCGTGTGCCACAAGGGCAAGTTCATCGGCATCGAGGCCAAGGCCAACGGCGGCGTGACCACTGCGCTGCAGGACATGAACCTGCAGAAGATCCGCGACGCGGGCGGCGCGACGCTTATCGTCAATGAATACAATCTCGACGAACTCAAGGAGCTGCTTGATGACCAAGACTAGCGAGCAACTGATGGCCCGGGCGCTGCGCATTGGCAGCGCGCCGAAGGAAGTGCAGGAGAGCCTGCTCGAAGCGGTCGACGCCGTGATGGACATGTTCGATCCGGATAGCCCCAACATCGGCGTGATCATCAGCGTCAGCGGGCCGGTGGTGCCGGGCAGCACGCTGGGTGAGGCGCGGATGATGCCGGTGGCCATGGACTACGGCGAGATGGTCAACCTGCTGATCCAGCTCACCAACACGCTGTACAAGACTGCGACGGCCAACGCGCCGGCGCGCGACAAATTCAACTGAGGAGACGCCATGGCCGCACCGTTCAAGCGGGTGCTCGTGCTCGACTTCGAGACGATGTGGGACAGCAAGGAGTACACGCTGTCCAAGATGACCACCGAGGAATACATTCGCGACCCCAGGTTCGGTGCCTGGGGTTGTTGCTTCAAGTGGCTAGGCGACCCGGGCAAAGCCCGCTGGGTTAGCTACAAGCACCTACCCGAGTACCTCGCACGCATCGACTGGTCAACGACCGCGGTGCTGGCCCAGAACACCATGTTCGACGCGGCCATCCTGCACTGGCGCTACGGCGTGAAGCCCGCCTTCTACTTCGACACGCTGTCCATGGGGCGCGCGGTGCGCGGCGTCGAGCGCGGCAACAGCTTGGCCAAGATGGCCGAGGACTACGGCCTGCCCGCCAAGGGGCGCGCGGTGCACAGCACCGACGGCATGCTGTCGTACGAAGTCATGCCCCGCAATGTCGAAGAAGAGCTGGCCGAGTACTGCAAGCACGACGTGTTCCTGTGCGAGGAGATCTTCAAGCGCCTCGTGATGCTCGAGCGCGATAACTGCGGCCTGGACTACCCGCTGGCCGACATGTCCGCCTGGAAGTACCCCATCAAAGAGCTGCGTTTGATCGACATGACGCTGCGCATGTTCGTCGAGCCCAAGATCGAGCTGGACGCCGACATGCTGACCGACGCGCTGCATGAGGAGAAGGAGACGCGCGAGGCGCTGCTCAATCGGCTGAACATCACCGACGGCATCCTGGCCAGCACCCAGCAGTTCGCTGAGCTCCTGCGCTCGATCGGCGTCGAGCCCCCGACGAAGAAGAGCCCGACCACCAAGCTGCCGATCCCGGCGCTGGCCAAGAACGACGCGCTGTTCCAGGCGATGCTGAACGGCGAAGACGAGAACCTCGCGCTGCTGTGCGAGGCCCGGCTGAAAGTCAAGAGCACGACCGAGCGCACGCGTGCGCAGCGCTTCCTCGACATCAGCGCGCGCGGCCCCCTGCCGGTGCCCCTGTCGTACTACGGTGCGCTGAGCGGGCGCTGGACGGCCACCCGGGGCAGCGCCATCAACATGCAGAACTTAAAGCGCGGCTCGTTCCTGCGCAAGGCGCTGATCGCTCCCTGGGGCTACGAGTTCGGCGTGGTCGACCTCTCACAGATCGAGCCGCGCACGCTGGCCTGGACGGCCGACTACGAAGACCTGCTGAACATCTTCCGTGCCAAGGGCGACCCGTATGCCACGTTCGGCGAGACGATGTTCAACATCCCCGGCATGAACAAGGAGACGCACCCGGTGCACCGGCAATCGGCCAAGTCCGGCATGCTGGGCGCGGGCTACCAGCTGGGGTGGGCGTCGTTCGCAGCGCAGCTGCTGGTGGGCTTCCTGGGCGCCCCGCCTGTGCGCTACGGCAAGGAGTTCGCCAAGCAGCTGGGGATCGATCGCAGCTACATCGAGCGCTTCCTCGACTACACGCCGAACGTCATTGCGATGGGCGAGATCCCGCACAGCTGCACCGGGCAGGAGCTGCTGATCCACTGCGTGGTGGCCCACAAGATCATCCAGTTGTACCGCGCGGCCGCGTACCCGGTGGTGGGCCTGTGGAAGCGCTACGAGCAGCTGATCCCCAGCGCGCTGGCTGATGGCGAAGAGACCTGGGTCAAGTGCTTCCTGTTCCGCAAGGAAGAGATCGTGCTGCCCAACGGCATGAGCCTGCTGTACCCGAACCTGCGCCAGGAGAAGGACGACGAAGGCAAGAAGCAGTGGGTCTACGGCAGCAACGCCACCAAGCTCTACCCGGGCAAGGTGTGCAACAACACCAATCAGGCGCTGGCGCGTATCGTGATGACTGACGGCTTGCTGCGCATCGACAAGCGCTACCGGGTGGTGGGCAGCGTGCACGACGAGGGGCTGATGATGCTCCCCGAGAACGAAGCAGACGAAGGGCTGAAGTGGTGCATCGAGCAGATGACCATCGAGCCAAAGTACCTGCCAGGGATCCCCCTGGCAGCTGACGGCGGCTGGCACAAGCGGTACGGGCTAGCCAAAAACTGAGGAGAAACCGTGCAGCAACTTCCGTTTAAATTCAAGCTGAAGCGCCAGTGGTACACGGTGCACCAGTACCCCCTGCAGCACGTGCGCTGCCAGGGGCGGCTCTACCCGACGCGGCGCGCCATCGAAATCTTCGCCGGCCGCAAGCGTGCGCCGCGCAAGCCGGCCGAGATCCGCCAGACCTTCTGGCACGAGGTGACCCACGCGATCCTGCACCAGATGAAGCACCCGCTGTGGAACGACGAGCCATTCGTCGAGCAGTTTTCGCAGCTGCTCAGTCAGGCGATCGACACGTCGGAGTTCAAAGATGGCTGAGCACAAAATTCGTTTTTCACACTCGAGCTTGAAGGACTACGAGGGCTGCGCCCGGCGCTACCACGAGGTCAAAGTCTTGCGGAAGTATCCGTTCCAAGAGACCGACGCCACGCGCTATGGCACCGAGGTGCACGCCGCCATCGAGAACTACATCCGGGACGGCACGCCGATCCCGGACATGTACTCGCAGTTCCAACCAGTGGTGGATGCAGTGCTGCGCAAACCCGGGCGGCGGCACCCCGAGGTCGAGATGGCAGTGACCAAAGACCTGCAGCCCTGCGCCTGGGACCACCCCGAGGCGTGGGCCCGCGGCATCAGCGACCTGACCATCGTGGACGACGAGAACATGAAGGCCTGGGTCATCGACTGGAAGACGGGCAACAACAAGTATCCGGACCGTGACCAGCTGGTGCTGATGTCGCTGATGACGTTCATCCACTTCCCACATGTGAACAAGGTGAACTCGGCGCTGCTGTTCATCGTGAAGGGCACGATGGCCAAGATGCAGATGCGCCGCAGTCAGTCCGAGCAGTTCTGGTGGAAGTATCGGGAGCGTATCGCGCGCCTGGAAGCCAGCCACGCCAACGGCGTGTGGAACCCCAACCGGACCCCTTTGTGCGGTTGGTGCCAAGTGGTAGGGTGTGAATTTAACCCCAAGCACTAGGAGAAGGTCGTGACCCAGACCAACGGCAAGCGGGACTACAAGCACGCGTACAAGCTGCAGAAGAAGACCGGTGAGACGAAGGATCAGATCGAGCGCCAGCGGGCCCGGCGTGAGTACGACGCTGCTGGCATTGACCGTGCCGGCAAGGACATCGATCACATCAAACCGATCCGGGCCGGCGGCAAGAGCGTGAAGGGCAACACCCGGCTGCGCTCGCCCAAGGCCAACCAATCCGACAACGGGAAGTAGCCGACAGCATGGCGAAGATCATACCGTTCACAGGCATCACCAAACTCGACCTGCCGCCTGATCAAATACTGGATGGGGCTAAAGGGAAGCTGACGGGGCTGGTCATCATGGGGTACACGGAAGACGATGAGATGTATTTCGCATCATCCTACGCGGATGGCGGCACCGTGCTCTGGCTTCTGGAACAGTGCAAAAAGAACCTCCTGGGACTGCAGTCTGACAATGGGAAGTAGCTATGACTGAAGAAGAGGGCGAGCTCGCACACGAGCTCAAAGAGAAAGTCGCTGCCGCGGTTAAGCAGTTGGTCAAGGAAATGTTGGAGGGTGTCGACAGCGAAATCGAAACGCTCGTGCGTCTGCAGCTCACCGACACTTTCCGCTTCTGGAGGTAGCCCGTGGAGATCGTCGATAATCGCGCGGTGCTGATCAAGACGCGCAGCCCTGAGAAGTACGCAATCATCCCCAAGAGCAAAGTCGTCGCCGAGCATCCGGGCGGTGGCTACACGGTCGCCGTGTTCTGGGGCCTGGACGAAATGCGGGTGCTGCGCAACCTGGGCGTGAAGGACGCCCCCTCACCGATCAAGCGCAACTACGACTGGCCCGGACGCTACACCCCGATGGGCCATCAGATCGAGACAGCAGCGTTCATGACCATGCACCGGCGCTGCTTTTGCTTCAATGAACAAGGTACGGGGAAGTCGGTAAGTGCATTGTGGGCGGCCGACTATCTAATGAACCGCGGTGAAGTGCGTCGCGTATTGATCATCTGCCCCCTGTCCACAATGCAGAGCGTCTGGATCGGAGACATCAACAACACGATCATCCACCGCTCCGCCATCGTGGCCCATCACTCGGACGCGCTGCGCCGCATCGAGATGATCCAGGGTAACTACGAGTTCGTCATCACCAACTACGAAGGAGTCGAGCTAATCGCGCGCGCCATCAACAACGACGGCCGGTTCGACCTGATCATTGCCGACGAGGGAAACCATTACGCTAATTCACAAACCGATCGCTGGAAGGCGCTCGCCTCGATCGTTCACCCGCAGACCTACCTGTGGATGATGACGGGCACGCCGGCCGCGCAGTCACCGGTGCACGCCTACGGTCTGGCCAAGCTGGTGAACCCGAGCGGCGTACCGCGCTTTCAGACCGCATGGCGCGACAAGGTGATGCGCAAGATCACCAAGTTCAAGTGGGCGCCCCAGGAAGACGCCAAGGAGACGGTCAACGAGGCGCTCCAGCCCGCGATCAGGTTCACCAAGGCGCAGTGCATGGATCTGCCCCCGGTGGTCACCGAGGTGCGCAACGTCGCGATGACGGCCCAGCAGCTCAAGTACTACAAGCTGATCAAAGAGCAAATGCTGGCGCAGCTGGCCGGCACGACGATCACCGCGGTCAACGCCGGGGTGGTGGTCAATAAGCTGCTGCAGATCAGCGCCGGCGCCGCCTACGCTGACGACAAGGACACGATCGTGTTCGACTCGACGCCCAGGCTCAAAGCGTTGAAGGAGATCATCGAGGGCACCAACCGCAAGGTGCTGGTGTTCGCGCTGTTCCGCTCCTGCATCGAGACGATCGTGGAGTACCTCGACAAGCAGGGCATCGTCAACGCCCAGATCCACGGCGACGTGAACCAGACCAAGCGCGGGCAGATCATCAACGACTTCCAGAACAGCGAGGAGGTCCGGGTGCTGGTGATGCAGCCCTACGCCACGGCGCACGGGATCACGCTGACGGCCGCCGACACGGTTGTTTTCTACGGGCCGTTGATGAGCGTTGAAATGTATCTCCAGTGCATCGCGAGGTCTGACCGCAAAGGCCAGACTTCGGATAAAGTGACCGTCTTCCACATTCAAAGCAGCCCGGTCGAGATCCGTCTCTTCAAGGCAATGGCCGCGAAAGTGGACGATCAGGCGCTGCTGGTCAGCATGTTCGAAAGCGAGATGAAAATTTGAAAAGGAGGGGTTGCAGGCAGGAAAGATGCGTGTATGATTGTCAAAGGTTGGACAAACCAGCCATTCAAGGAGCTACAGACATGACCGAAGCAACCACTGTCCCTATGGACAAGCTGGCCCGCGTCTACCGCAAGATCCGCGGCAAGATGCAGGAGCTGACCCGAGCACACGACGCCGAGATCGCGCAGCTGCAGGCGCAGCTGGACGCCGTGAAGAGCGCCGCCCGAGACCAGATGCTGGCCCAGGGCGTCAAGAGCGTGAACACCGCCGACGGCACCATCATCTTGTCGGTGAAGACGCGCTACTCGACCCAGGACTGGGACGAGTTCAAGAAGTTCGTCGTCGAGCACGACGCCCTGGACCTGTTCGAGAAGCGCATCGCGCAGACCAACATGGGCCAGTTCCTGCAGGAGAACCCCAAGCTCATGCCCCCAGGCCTGCAGTCCAACAGCGAGTACGACATCAGCGTCAGAAAGCCAACGGGTGCGCAATGAACCCTTTCCAATCTGAACAAGGAGTCAAGTAATGAACGCAATCGTCCAATTCAACCCCGCACAAGCCCCGGCCTTCGCGCTGGCCAAAGCCGGTGAGCGCTCCGAGCTGGCGCGCGCCCTGGCGGGCGGCGGCGACACCGGCAACCGCATCTCGATCAAGGGCGGCGTGTTCCGTCTGGTCGTCGGGGGCAAAGAGGTCACCAAGATCGAGGAGCGCTTCCTCGACATCGTGCTGGTCAAGGCCGCACCCAAGGTCAGCCGCATGTTCTACCTGAAGGCGTGGGATCCGGACAACCCGGCGGCGCCCAGCTGCTGGTCGCAGAACGGCGACGTGCCCAGCCCCGACTCGGAAGTGCCCCAGTCCTCGAACTGCGCGGACTGCCCCCAGAACATCAAGGGCAGCGGCCAGGGCGAGAGCCGGGCCTGCCGCTACCAGCAGCGTCTCGCGGTGGTCCTGGCCAACGATCAGGAAGGCGACGTGATGCAGCTGGCGCTGCCGGCCACATCGATCTTCGGCAAGGCCGAGGGCGACAACCGTCCCCTGCAGGAGTACGCCCGCTTCCTGGCGGCCCAGAAGATCGACCCCGAGATGGTGGTCACCCGGATGCGCTTCGATACCAGTGTCGAGTCCCCCAAGCTGTTCTTCAAGGCGATGCGCTGGCTGACCGACGACGAGTACGCCGGCATCACGCAGCAGGCCCAGACCGACGACGCCAAGAAGGCGGTCACGATCACGGTCGCGGCGATGGACGGCGTCGTGTCCAAGCCGGCCGAGCTGGCAGGCGGTAAGCCCCCGGCCAAGCCGGCGGCCAAGCCCGCCGTGGACGAGGAGCCGCCAGCCCCGGCGCCCAAGGCCAAAGCTGCCCCGGCGGCTGACGAGGAGCCGCCCGCACCCGCTCCGAAGCGCACCCGTGGGCCGAACAAGCCCAAGCCGGTCGAGGCGCCGGCGGCCGCTGAAGAGGTCGAAGAGCCCGTCGCGCGATCGGCGGCCGCGGCCAAGCCGGCGGCACCGGCGGCGGCCAACCTGTCGTCTGTCGTGGACGATTGGGACGACGAGTAATCGGGGTGGGGGCGCGAGGAGCGCCCCCACTGGTGCCATGGGCTACCACCAACCGTTCATCGAGAAGGTCAAGTCCCAGCCGATCACCCTCGGGGTGCGGCTGGGCCGCTGGGCCATCTACCTAGACCTCCCTGCAGCCAAGATCGCGCGCGCCGTCGGCGCCACCCGCCAGTCCGTCTACAACTGGATGAAGGGGGGTACAGTGCTGAGCGCCTATGTGCCCAACGTCACTCGCGTACTGGCCTGCATGCAGGAATCAAAAACAGCTGAAGAAGCGTGGAGAAAGATATGTCTGGAATTCAACCTGCAGGACTGACCGACGCAGAACTGCTCCACTACTGCTGGCTCACCGGTTACGACAAGCTCGAGCCGGCGTGGGTCGAAGAGCTGGCCAAGCGGCTGAAGGCGCACATCGAACACACCGTCTAACCCGGGCGCGCTCCATGAAGCCGCTCGA